TACCTTCCCACTCCAACTTAGTACCTTGAGCCCAGCGAGACTGGCTCTGCATATCTAGCTCATCGCCTGTGTTAAGGATGAGGTCAAACTTTTCTCGCTTTACTAACTTAATAAGATTCTTAACAGCTTGCTCATGATGGTATGGGATTTGTAAATCCGATATAACAAGATAGCGGGCTTTAGTCATCGTCCTCATCTTCGTAATCGCCAAACCTGTTTGGATCGACTGGGTCTGGCAATATCCAAGCAGGATAAGAGGAAGGTTCTACAATGATTCCCATCATGACATCTTGTGGGAATCCTGCTTTCTTTAGGCTTTTCCAGAACTCATACATGCCTATGCAATAAGCATCTAGTTTTGAGTAGCCTTGATCCTCTAACGCCTTAGTTGCTTTTCTTGCCATAGCACAATGTTACCTGTCTAGTAAGATGTTATAGATTTCATCGACTCGTGTGTTGAGTCTTTTAATTTCAGACAACAAATGAGTAATCACATATCCAGCAAGGCCACCAAGAATGCCTAAGGTTGCAAGATAGAAAGTAAAGAAATCGGATTGTGTCACTTCTTCATTCCTAGAGCAGGATCATTAACATTGAGATAGCGCAATACTGGTGGAAGAATAGATGCCACACCTGCTGCAATAAGAGCTTTAGGGTCTGTGACCCCAGCAGCTGCCATTGAGATTACTGCTACTAAAAAGGCTCTAGCCCAAGAACCTGCTGCTGTCTTTAGTTCATTCATTTATTTGCTCCTAGCATAGGTATTTGAAAAAATTCACCCAAAACATCAGCTTCTTTCTTAAAGCTGACATGCATGTGGTGAAGGTGTTTGTTAGCCCCCGTGTAGTTGCGCCACTTCCAGTTAAGGACGGGAGACGCAATCCTGCCGTTAAAAATAATGTACGAGATGCGCTTCTCCGCCTTAGACTTGCAACTGATTCGAAGTTGATCTGCAAGGTCTGGCATGATATGCGGTTTGACCCCTGCACCGAATAAGTCTGCGTCAATGTCAATGGCACGAACCCAGCCTTGCTCATCTGGATTATGATCAGACTTGCGAGCAGCGTGTCGGGTATCACCGACCCAACCATCCGATGCCCTATCACGATCTGGGAAGGAATCATCAATCTGCTCCCTTAATTGGATAGCAGCTTTAGAAAGTTTTGGCTTCATGGTGCAACAGGAAACTCCGCTTTAGATGCATCTCCACCTTGTGCTGGCAAGTCACGCAATGCTTGACGATAAGCAGCCCACTTTACTTTGTCGGTTGGTGCATCTGTGTGCATTGTCCAATCTGATGCAGCAAGCGCAACATTACGCCAACCTTTAATTTGTTCCCATTTTTGCTCATTTGTAGCATCTGGAAAAAAAGAATTAAATTGAAAACTCATCATGACTCCTCATAAGAAAATTGCATTACTAAAACATCTGTATTACCCCATGTAAATGGAACTGTCGCAGTTACATTTGAAGCATTTGTATAAGTTCCATTTGCTACTTGTGCTTGTGGGTAGGCTGTTCCGCTAATAATCAAAACTGCACCAAAATAAGATGTGTTTCCCGTATCTTGCATCATAACAAATCCACTATAAAAAACGCTTTGGGCTGAGGTTGTTGGTGTAGTAATACTTGGAGTATTACCAATGCTGCTTGTTGAGCCTAAAGTTAGTTGGTAGAAAACATTTGTGGTCTTGCCAATTTTTTGATAGCGAGCCACTTCTGTTCCATTGCCAACAGTTATGTTTGATCTAGTTGGCGTAAAAGTTGTCCAAGTTCCACCCCATTTAAGACCTGTTGTTTCACCACTTGCCGCCGTTAAAAAAGTATCATTAGCACCAACCGCCAACCTAGCAGGTGTGTCGGCTGCACTAGCTGCTATGAGATCACCCTTAGCATCTACAATGGCGTTCTGAATTGCATTAGTATCATCTGTTGTAACCCATGTAAAGTCCATGTCTGTGCCAGTTGCCTTAGCAAGAACCTGACCAGTTGTGCCACCTTTTAGATCAACTAAAGATGCATCGATTGAATCGCCTAAGGTCTCAATGGCTACTGCGCCATCCTTGACCAAGTCAGTGCTGGTCGGCACTGCCCAACCAAAGTTAGGGGTTGTTGTTGCCATTAGTTTATTACTCCGATCGCTTTAGACCACTGTAGTGTAGCATTTACGCCACTCCAAAGGGTATTGGTTGGAATTACTGTCGCCCATGTTGGCGCAATAAGTGAGAAATCAGTAGGTGAAACATAGATAGTTGCATCAACATAGGTTGGTGTAGCTGCAAGTGAGATGCCCTCTACAAAGCCTGAGAAGTACCCTTCGAACATGTTAAAAGGCAGGTTAGTAATAACTACTGGCTCGCCAAAAAACAGGTTAATAAGGTCATCTAGTTGGGCAGATGGCATTGTAGGGTTATCAAGTCTAAAAGTAATTTGGTCAAGCTGTGTTCTAGGTGTTGAGCGCAAGGCTAAGTCTCGTTCCACAATATCCTCAACATCTGCAAGAAAGCGAATGTTGGAATCAAATGACCTTTGGTAGCGTCCATAGGCAGTAATTGAAGCATCGTCTGTAGCTGAATAGGTGCTGCCATAGTCATTGCCATAGCGCACAATTTCACTGTTACGAATCTTGCCAATTTGTAGGATGGACTTGACGCTGGATGGAGTTGCGTAATTGCCATCTAACTGGGTTGAGCCATTAGCTGCTAAATAAGTGCTTCTATGATCCGCGTCAGCATAGGCAACGCGACCCTGCTTGTCCTCATAAAGCAGACCTAGTGCGCTATCGGCTATCTGGGTCACTAAAGTCTGTGTGTTGCGGTCTGCTGCGTGAAGATTATCCATCTGATACAGGCCAGCATCGATTTCGCCTAAGCCTACATTTTCTGCATTAGCCCATGTAGTTGTTGGATTATAGTTATACCACTGAAGGGCAGGTGCTACTTCTATCCACTCATTGACCAATAAATCCTGAAGGATAATAGAAATCTGCTCACCATCTAGGTCATGAGCTACTGCTGCTGTGTAGATTGCTTTAGGCAGTTTAGCCAAAGCCCCCACTGCAAGAATTGAACCAATAGTCACAAAGCCAGTTTCTTCTGGGCTTCTAACTGAAGTTCTAAAGTCTGAGACTGTGCCACCAAATACAGGCACATATACACCAGCACTGTCTTTAAGTTCTAGGGTGAGGGAATCTGTTACATCAATGTCAAAGAGAGCATTGGTTGCGTTGATAATGTCCATGCGGGCATAACCTGCTTGACATTGCCGATCAATATCAATGCGACCAGTAGTGACATTAACTGAGGTTACATTTGTATAAACAGTAGTGCCTACTGTGATACGCCATTCTGGAAGCCATGTCATACTGGTAGGAGCAAACTCGATGTTCCACGCTGGACAGATTGGCGAATGACATCTTCTACAGCGCGAGCTATTGTTTCTGGGTCTCCAATACCTGTATTAACAGTTGTGTTAATTGATACGCCTGCTGGCAGTTGATTACCTGTACCACTTGTTCCCAAACCGACTGTTGATGGCATTGAAGTGGTAGCCCCGCCAGTAGATGTAATGCCCAAAGATGCGTTAGTTGCTCCTACAAATGGTACAAAACCACCAAGTGCTGCCTTCTGTGCTGAACCTAAAGCATTGAATGCTGAAGCTGCTGAACCAGCAAAAGACTTGAAATAACCTTCAAGCGTATCTAGTTGCGCCTTGACAGACATGAAGTTCCAGTTTTTGAATATATCGTCTAGAGGCTTAATGCTTGCCAATGTTGCAACCAATTTCTCAGTATTTTTTTGTGCAGTGTCAAGCATCTTGGTGTATTTATCTATCTGGTCAATGTTTTCATTTTCAATAGCCTGCATCAACTTAAGACGAATACGATCTTCTTCTGAAATTTTGCCTTTAAGAGCAGCTTCAATTTGAATCTTTTGAATGTCAAAGATTGACTTGGCCTTAGCCAATTTAAGGGCATCTTGTTGGGATTTTAATGTTTTCTTACTAGTTGCAAGAATGTCAGCCTGTTGCTTCTTAGCAGCAGCAGCAGCTTTAATCTCTGCTTGATTTCTGGCATAAGTCCCTGCTGGACTCTTTGAACGATTAGTCAAAGGTGTTTTAATAGTTGGAATAAGCCCAAACTTGAAATCAACTTGGCTTAAAGCCTGTTCCATAAGTTTAGGAGAAATAATAGTTGCCAACAATTTGCTAAAGAAATCAATCTTGGCAGTTGCTTTATCTATATCGCCATTGCCTGCAAAGGTCGCAAATGCATCTATTAACGCACCGCCAATAGTTTCTGAGGCATTGGCAGCTGCAACATTAAGTTTATCTAGTTTTCCAGCATAGGTATTAGCTGCAAGAGCTGCCTGACCATTAGAAATCTTTGTGATTCTAAGAAGGACTTCTTCAAATGACATGGCACTTAGTTGGGCTTTACTTAAACCTAAGCCATATTTTTGCAATCCTTTTGTATTGCCCGCAAAAGCCTTTGCAATATCATCTGATACTGAAACGACATCCACACCACTTTGCGCGCTCAAGTCAAGTGCAGTTTTTAACAACTGCTGAGACTTACGAAAATCTCCAGTTGTTGTAACTAACTTCTGATAAGCAGGGCGAAGTTGATCATCAAGAATGCCAAATTGCTTTTCCAAGTCGGATATAAAAGTTTTTACTGCTGGATCAGCAAAGGCTAGACCTAGATTATTCAAAGTACGAGAAAGAGTTCTTGCCGCTTTATCATCAGCTATAAAAGCATTAACTGCTTGCTTGCTGTATTGAGCAAGTTGTCTTGCTCCAAAGGCTAAACCAAATCCTTTGGCTAAATTACCAACAGTCTTAGTTAATTTTTTCGCAGCTGTATCTGCTTGGTTGAAGGCTTTTTTGCCAGTATATTCTGCTGCTATGTTAATGACTACGGATGGATCAACGGCCATTATTTTGCTCCCAACGATGCATAGAACTTATCTTTTGAGTTTTCAATAGCTCTGACAACTGCTGCGTTAGTCTTTCCGCCATCTTCTTTCCATGCTCGAAAGATTGCGCGACCCTTCATCTTGCGTGACCTACGACCTGCACCTGTCTGATTATTGGCATCTATTATTTGCCCATACTGATTCATGGCATCAATAAACTGCGCACCAGCTTTAGGGTTATTACTTCTGGATTGTTCTTTGTTGCCAGAACGAATCATTTGTCCATAATTGGCTTGACTTTCACGCACAACTCTAGCCATAGGAGCTTGCTCGCGACCATTAGGATTCTTGCGACCAGCTGTCTCATAAATAGCACCAGCAGCAGAAGCATTCACAATGCGAGCTAAGGCTCTGAATCCTTTATTGTTGGGTTTAGATGGTGTGGTCTTATATCCAATACCGCGCTTGGCTTTACCCGTACTCCAAATGCGATCAGTACCCCATTTAGTTGAACTGCTTTTACCCCATCCACTGATAGGAGCTTGTGATGGTATAAATCCTCTAGCTTTATTGGTAATGGGCTTTAGAAGCTCGCCCAATTCTTTTTGAGTTTCTTTTGCTAAATCTGGACTAAAGTTTTTGATGGCTTTACGAAGTGCGATTGCGCCCCTTATTTCTGTTGGCATCGTTCATCTCCTTTGCATCATCTCTAAGACCCTGCAACAAGGCTTGAAGCATTATTGGGTCTAACTCTAGCAACTGCTGTGGCGCAATCCCCAACCTAATGCTCAAGCGAGCAATAAGGTAAGTGAATGGGAAATCGCGCCTTAAGACAAAGGGTCTGAGTCCAACACCTCAACACTTTTAAGAGTGCTGATGAAAGTCTCTAACCTTGCATCTACTGGCTCACCTAGCCGTTTAGTGACCTCATGAGCAAGGAAATATATTTGTGTCTGCATTTCTTCTTCTCGAAACGCTTTATGGAAGCCCATTTTGTAATGCTGTTCGAATAGATATTCAATAAGGGGAGTTACTTCCCCTTGCACTACTTTTCCATCTACAAATGTTACTTTCAACTGTGCCATGATTGCCCCTTTGTTTAGTTGTTTAGAATGTACCTGTAGTAGCTACTGTGATTGCTCCTGAGACCTGAAAAGTCAAGCTCTGAGTTCCTAGATCGCCTACAGCTCCGTTAATTGGAGTAATAGAATCCACCAAGATTAGCCCACTGTAAAATGGGTTAGCTGCTGAACCTGTTGATGACTTATCTAGTGCGCACTTGAAATATGCATTAGTAGCAAACAAAGTGTTCATAGTCTGAAGCACAGCAGAAGCAGCATCGTCATTGATTAGTTCAACTGTAATTGTATTATTTTGCAATCCAGCAACATAGCGTCTGCCTGTATCGCCCATCGCTGTGGTTTCTAAGCTTTCGACTGATCTTGTCAATGTAAAGCTGGTTACGAACGCGCTAAGATCAATTGAGGCAGGGTCTGATGATCCTACTTTGAATCCGACCTTATTTGTTAAGCCTTGAGCCATTTCTATTCCTCATCTTTCTTAGTAACTGGTTTTGGTGCTGTTGCAGTTTGACCGATTCGCACGAGCCATTCTGCGTTTGCTTTGTCGTTATCGGACATAATTTAACTCCAACTTGTTAGAATTGATACGGACATCTCGCAACTGAGAAGGTCTCCCGAAGCAGCATTGAGAACGCTAGGTGCGCTTATCGCGCTTACATTATAAGTCAAAGAAGATGCAGCAAGTAGGTTAAACACTCGAACTACAAAATCTTCTATACCGTTAAGGTTGCCCTCGTTATCAAATAAAGGGGTCGTGATAATTAGCCGAAAATTGGCTAAAGGACTAATTGAAATCTGAGAGTTGTTATTTGGTGTCAAATATGGATCATCAGGGCTGACTATGACTGAGTTAGCCAATACTGTGGCAGGCGGGAATGCAAAGGTCTGCCATTTTGAGTTATCGACTAGAGCTGTGGCAAGTGTCGTTCTAAGTGTCGTAATAGCAACTGGTGGCATTATCCGACCATTGAATTAGGACTTATTGCGTGGATAATCATGCCCCGTACTTTTGCCAAAAGTTGCGCTGACATCCTGTACGGGGATGGCTGGTAATCGACAAGGTTTGAACCTGAAAGGGTAGCGGTTCTTGCTTGCCAGATATCGACAGCGATCATCAAAGCTGCATTCTGTATTGCTGTATCGGTTGAATAATCGGTGTTTCCAAAAGCAACAGTTCCAAAAGGTTGAATGGCGTGTTTGCCTTGATCTGCGCCTGTAGCTGCGTATTCAATTGAATAATTATTCACACCTGTTATGGTTTTTGTTCCGTTGTACGGACTGCCATTTTTTGTAATAGTTACGCTTTGGCCTACATAATAAAAATCAATAACTTCTGTATTAAAATAAAGTGTTGCTACATTGTTAGCCAAACTTTGATGAGTATTGTAAAGCTCATTCTGCCAAAGCATAGGCAGTAAAACTACATCCGTTGCGTCACAGACTTCTTGTAGAACGGCATCAGTGTATAGCGTGCCAACACCAAGCGTGGTGCGTAATTCGCTGACTGTGGTAAGTGCCATTGCCATTCCTTTCTTAAGACTCTGAGGGGTAGAGGGCTACTACCCCTCAGAGCGACTTAGTGTGTTTCTATCAGGTTAGGTTAAACCAGTTTGCGCCTGCTGCAAGTTTTGTAGCAAGTGCGCCCTGACCGAACAGTAGAATATCCACAGTTCCGTCAGAGTTAATGTTTGTGCGAAGCTGCTGACGAGCAGACTCGTACCATGTGTAAGCATCTGGGTTAATTACAACCATTGAGTAATCTGCTGTGCCTACTCCACCAGAACCCTGCATGTAGCGAGAAACGCGAAGATCAAGACCTGCTACCGATCCGCGAACGCTCAAAGGTGAGAGCGCACCAGCCGCATTTTGTGGGTTAGCAGCAATGTAGATTGGACGGCCATTATCGTTGTAGCTCATAATGTTAGCCCATTGTTCAGGAGTAACAACCATGTTCCGACCAAATCCAAGTGATGCAGAATAAACTGCTGCTGCGGCACTTGAAACATAGTTTAACAAACCTGTTGATGAATTAGCCTGCGCTGTTGCGTTAAGAGTACCTGCGCCTTGAATAGCAGTTGTAACAAATTGTTCAGTATCTTTTGCATAAGCAAATTCCATCTGAACAAGAAGCTCATCTAGAAAGGCAGGTGTTGAATTTGTTAGAAGTTCTAGCGTAGTAATTGCACGACCCTTGAAAGACTTCTTTGTGACTGTGATGTAAGACGCTTCAAGTTGTGACTCTGTAACAGGAGCATTTTCATCAATCTGATCTACAATTGGAACTTCTGTAACCTTAGGCAATTCGAATGTTTTTCCAAATTCTGGCATTGTTCCAGAAGAAATTGAATCAATAAGAGGACGATCTGCATTAGCCAAGAAGTTAAGAAGTTGTGTGCTTTGTGGTGTTGGAATAAATCCTGCACCTGTTGTCTGATCATTGTCAGCAGCGCGTAGCCATTGACGAGCGTCCTGATCATCAAAAACATTAGCCTTTAATGTGTTTTCCAAGTAGTTGCGCTTTGTTAGCTCAATTCTTGGCTTTGTGTAATAGCTTGCTGTAACAGTAGGGCGAGCAGCCTCGACAGCCGCAGCTTCTACTGATGGTGTTGCTTCGACTGGTGTGGTATCTTCCACGACTGGAGTCTCGCTTTCTGTAGTTGGATTTTCTTCAACAGGGATAACTTCCTCTGCTGCTATCTCTAGTACTTGAGCAGATTTGAAGGCTGGCTCTGAGACTAAAGAAACTTCTTTTAACTTAGCTGCTGTTACAAATGTGTAACCATCTCTAGATGGTTTAGACTCTGTAATTTCCGCCCCGATGCTCAAACCTGCAACCAGTCCTTCGCTTGCCATGATCATGGCATCTGTACCAGCTTGACTGCGACTTAATTTGAATGTTGCATAAATGCCATCTTCTTTTTCTTCGAAATTTGTCATGCGACCAACAGGCCTTGATGTGTCATGCTGTGCTAACAATTTAATTTTTGTCGGGTCTGCAATAGCAATAGAACCTGCTTCAAAAGCGTAAGAGCCAAGATTGGTGCTACCAATCTCGCCCATACCATAAGGCACAATCTTTCCAGAAATTTCTCGGCGTTCTTCTGAGCATTCGATTGAGGATGCTTCGATATATAGAGTTTCCATTAGCTGCCATTCCCGTTAGGTGATAAATCTTCCATTTCCATTGCTTGTTCAGTTGTAATAAGATTAAGTGCCAACATTTTTTCAAGCACTAACAATCTTTCCATTGGTTCTGTTCTTAAGAAATTATCATCTAAACAGAATTTGACATAATGTCCAGCTGTGCTGACATCATCCATGCTGAGCCTTGACTCTATAGCAGATACATATGGTTGCAGAGTTAGTGCAACCATCTGTTTCCTTTCGTCTTGGACATTGGCATAGGTCATAGTCGTGTTCATTGAAGCAGAAACATAATATGGATCAACAGAACAAAGTCTTGCGCATTCAGTCGCTAATCCTTGTATGGCATCTTGATAAGCCATGTCTTTAGGACTAAATCCTGTGGTTTGATAATCGAGAGTTGCAGTTAAATAAGCTGTGCCATTATTTTGGCGGGCGCGCTTCCATGCAGCTAAAAGTCCAGTAACTTCATTAGGTGGAAGGTCAGCTCCCGAATTTTTCAGAAATCCAGTTGCTGATGGCGTTTCCAATGCGATACTGGCTGCTCTTTGTGCATTAAGAGCTGCTCTTATAGTTGATGCCCCAACTGCTAAAATGCCTTCATCTTTTTGAAAAGTAATTAACGATCCAAGACCTGTCATAGGTACAGGCTTTCCATCAACATAATACTGTGTCACATAATTATTCATTGCATCTGTATTAAATGTAACGCGATTGTTAGCAACCCATTGCGCATTAGCCATTCTGTTATCTTCTAAATAAGTCTCTGTAATAAGCCAATAGCTGACTCCATACATAAGAAGGCTATCTAAAGTAAAATATAATGTTTCAAATCTCGGTTGTGATCTAGAAGGTTGCTCTATCCATCTAGGTGGAGCAACCATTTCACCTGTTGATTTTTTGTAATACTCAAGTGGGATGCTAGCAATAGTGCCACAAATTAAATCGCGACATCTTTTAATAGCTGGCACGCCTAAAGCTTCTACGCGAGAAATGCTGACTGGGAATACATTGTTAAAAGTGTAAAAATTATCAGTCATTATCTGGGGCGCGTTTTGCGCTTCCAAGATTTGAGGCTTACGCGAGAAGATACCCATAGACAGAAATTGTAGCATTTGTCAAGAAATTAGACAATATGCTAGTGCGTGTCTAACTATAAATCTGAGGTTTAGGTGCTGGAAGCATTAACTTGCTTACCACCATTGCAATTCCGATAGGTGCGCTAATATCGCCAGAACTGCGTCTTTTCACGATACGCCAAGCTGAATCATTGACTTTGGCTGCACAGTTATTCATCTGTTGAATCAATTCTGCCTGCCCGTTATGAACGACCTTACGCGTTACCAATCCAGTGAGCAAATCCCCACAGGCCTGATAGAACTGCTGGCCTGAGACATCCTCGGTCATTACACCAGCTTGTTTTAATCTATCGGCTATTGACTGTGTGGCATATTTGTCATAACAGACCATACGCGGGTGAAACAGATCGCACCAGCCTTTTATCTCAGCTGCAATCTTTAGATCATCTACTGCGACCTGAGAACTCCAAGTCTGCATAATTCCGATGCCAATCCTTCCGTCTGGAAGTAATTGTCCAGCGACTAAAGATGCGTTCCTTCTCGAAGGACTGACATCGAAACCAAATATAGTATAAGCCCCAACTGCAATTTCTAGGGTGTTATCGCTTGTATCCTCAAGAATGCCAAAAGGCCATGGTGATTGCAAAGAATCCACGAATTGGCAAAGCGTCTCGGTTCTGGTCGTTTCTGTGGCAGCTGTAGCGATTGCTTCCTCTATTGACTCTTTTGTAATTATGTACCCCAAAGCTGGATTGCTAGGAACTACTGCATCTCGCCAAAAAGAATCTAGGGTTATGTCTATCTTGCAATACTGTGGAGCAGAATACTCATAGTAACCAAAAGTCTCTGGTGGATACTCCTTAGCGCGCTCGACAAGCGAATTAAGCACAGAACTGAATACATCACCAGCATTAGATGTCAAAAATGTCTGGGAATTGGCGCGGGCTCGAGTCACTGGCACTGCTGCTTTATACCCGTCCTCTGAGATTTCTCGGATTTCATCGATCCATAAGAAGTCAGCAGTGCGACCTCTGGGAGAAGATGAGTTATCGCTAATTACATCCAGAGTCGCTCCATTAAGTAGCTCTATTCTTTCCCCGCCATTGGCATACCTAATTACCTTAGTCATTGCCTTTAGCTCTGGTGTTGATTCTATGATCCATGCAATCTCTCGAAAAAGCATCAGCGATGTAGCTCTATTGGCAGACATGATAAGTATCTTCTTTTCATCCCCATAGAACATGCCCCAGATAACTCTGACTCTACCTAGGTGACTTTTGCCATTTTGTCTTGAAATCAGCAACAGCGAAGTCTTTCTCCGATAATTATTTTTCTTATCGACCATCATCATGTCTTTGAGGATGAACTCCTGATATGGCATGAGCTTGTCCATCTTTAGACGCTCAACCATTTCAATTACTTCATTAGCTCTGGTCTTGCCTTTGAGAAGTGGTGAATGAACCCTCGGTTTGGTTGCCCCTCGTAGCGGTTGGGTCTTTTTGGGCTTACTCGTCATGGAATGGGATTAGGTCGGACTGTAAAAGGACTGTCTTGCATCAACTCCGACTGCGTCGGGGAGAGACGGGAAGAAAAGACAGGGGGGGTCGCCTTCGGGCTAAAAAAACGACCACCTTTAGAGCTGTTACACGATTTGCAGA